GGGCGCATAGTTCCTTCTAATAGAAAGAACTTTCCTACTACCTTCTTCGACTGTTACGATGTAAGGTAATTTTATTCCTGTTGGTTCACCATCTGCTCCAACATCTTCGAAACCTTCTAAGTCTAAGTTTACATGACACTCTAACAAAGTATACATTGGTTCGTTCTTACCTGTTTTCTTTGTGCCATCTAACTCACGTTCTTTTTTCTCAAGTTCATTTTCTGGTTCTGCACCAGGAGGACCTAACTCAACGTCAGTATAAAAACCACTAACTTGTTGTTTTCGTAATTCGTTTTCTGACATCTTTACTTTGTGAATAATCGCTTCCGCATCATCTAATGAGGTAGCTGTATACGGAACGATTAATTCATCTGCTGGTACAAACTTTGATACGACTCTACCCATTGGTACATCGTAGTATACTTTTTTAAAAGTTGATCCAGCTAATGGTAAATGAAATAACATAGAATCAAATTCTGATTCATACTCTTTCATTTGATCCATTATCAAATAGTTCATGTAATCTTTAACACGTTCAGACTGTTGTTCTGTTGCAGGATTTTTAACACCTATAATTTGTGTTCTTACTGGTCCATCTGCAGGTAATAATTCTTTGTAAGCTTGTGCTTGAAACTGTGTGACTGCTTCTGCAAGAACTGGGTGTGTTGCACCTGAAGCTCCTTGAAACGGTTCAGTTCTGTTTTCGTATTTAAATCCTAATAAATCTAACCCTGTTGTATACGCTTGCTCCCAGTCTTTTCTAGAAGCTTTGTAGTCCATGTAATTTTGAACCATCTCGTTTCCAATTGGTTCTAAATTTTCTTCTGGTAAAATATCTGCTAGGTTATCAAAATGATTTTCTGTGCCCGGTATGTTTATAGCTCCCGGTTCAAAGTCGATTGTTGCACCACCATCTTCCTCTGGTACTACTTCAACGGGTCCTTTTTCTTCTATTGGCTCCTGAATCTCAATTTCTTGTAATTCCTCTTCTGAAGGAATTTCAAGTTTCGTACGAGTGTTAGGGAGTCCTTTGTCTATTTCTGCCATTTATTACTCCTATATATTCTTACCACGTTTCATTAAATAAGACAAGCCTTGCGGATTAGGTCCTGATTCTGGTGGTGGTCCTGAGTCTGCGCCTGCTTGTTTTGCAATTCCACCACCTGCTGCTGAAAAACCTCTTAGTCCAGTTCCCATCATAGATAGATCAAGATCAAATGGATTAGCCACATTTGTTTGACCAGTTATTTCTCTTTCCATATCACTAATTACATTTTGTGGTTTTTCAACTATACCTTTATTCAACGGCTCACCCATTGTGCCTGATGCTCCATAAACTTGTTCAGGACTTGTTGCTTCTGCAAGTTCTGCTAAAGACATGTTTTTTACATCTCGTTGTTGCTTTATGTAATAATCGTCAGGGATATCATACCCTTGAAGTTGTGCAGTCTTTGCTGCTTGTATCATTTCTGCCTCTGATGCAAGTAATAAATCTCTAGGTAATTGAGGTCTTAATCTTTTATTTAATTGTTCTTGTGTTACTTCGGGTGCTCCTAATGTTTCTATATCGCTATCTGGATCTACGTCTCTAAACATAGATTTTAATTTTGTTGTAAGAGATCTTGATTTTCTTATGTCATCAACTTCATCTTGCATTCTATTTGCATATATTTGTTCTGCATCTGTCATTTTAAATTTTGTATTTAAAGCATCTTCTTTTTGTTTAATAAATTTATCAAGATTTAAACTATCTTGATTTAAATCACCGATGTAATCAAACTCACCACCTCCAGATAAATTTTCTAAATTATCTTTTTGTGCTTTTAAACTATCAATTTCTGATAATGTATTTTTATAATCAATAGATCTACCAATGATAGCTGCGGTTTCAGGATTCATTAATCTTTTAGCCTCCATCATCTCAGCTAATTTAGTTTGATCACCTGGTAATAAATATTCTGATCCTCGTAATAAAGCTTCAATAGGTTTATCACCCATAGTTAATCTAACTGTAGCGTCAGCTGCAACGTACATTGCTTCAGGTATAATACCAAACTTCATAATACTTCTACCTAAATCTTTTGCTCTATTTGCAAGCAATGCAAAATTTTTAAATTGTGCTGGACTTGCGTTCTTCATTCCAGAGTTAATAAAATTTGCACCTTTTGTTGAACAATTAGTTCCGGTTTGTAATCTAGCTCTTTTTTCAGGACAACCTATTGCTGCCAACAAAGCACGAATTGCTTTTTCATCTCCTTGAGCTATTTCTTTTAAAACAGGTTGTGTGGATTGTGATTTAAAAGTTTTAGCTAATTGTAATTTTTGTCCTGGTACATAATCTTTTCTAGGATCAAAATCTAAATTTAATAATTGTTTTAGTCGTTGGTCAGAAAAAATTTTACCATATGGATCTGCACCAATTTTAAAAGTAGGAACAATATCTGCAATAGCTTTAGTCTTATATTTATCATCTAAATTTTTAAACCAACCTTTTTTCCAATCATCCCATTTGTTAATTAATTTAGTTGCCTGATATTTATTATTATTTTTTAAAGCGTTAGCTATATTCTTTTCATATTTACCATATTCTTTTATCATGCTAGCGTGAGCGTTTCGATTAAAATGAGAATCCATAAAGTTAACAAATTGAGACGAACTAAAAGTTTTACCCTTACTAGCAGAAGTTAAACCTGTTATTTCATTTAAGTCTAATGTTTTTGCAACTTTTTCGCCAACCTCTGCTGCTAATACTGCTCGTGCGTCTTTTATAAAGTTTTGATAACTTTTATCAAAATAACCTGTTCCTAACATTTTCATGATCTCATCTCTTTTCATTTGTCGATAAGAATCAGCATAAGGATCACCCCATTGTGCTTTTTCTAAACCAACAAATATTTTATTTGCAGCATTTATATTTTTAGGAATATCTGGTTTAAAATTTTTAAACTGAATTCCATCCATGTGTTGAGCTATTCTAAATATAGTTGTTGCTTTTTGTGCATTAGGGATTTTTAAATTGTCTATTGCTTCTACTAATTCTTTATAACTTCCTATTTTAAACATTTTTTTTATTTCTTCGTTCTTTAAAATTTTTTCAATATTTTTCATTGTTTCTGGTCTAAGTTGAACACCATTATAATAATCCCTTAACATTTTAATTATGTTAGCATTTTTTTTAACATGAATAACATCTGCTATATTTCCTTTTAAATCTGATCTAACTTTAAATTTTTTTGGCTTTAATAATGTATTTAAATACTTGCTAGTTAATTCAAGTTTACGACCTTTAGCTGCATCGGATTTACCAATTGTTCTTAACAAACCATTTTTAATAAAATTAATATCAGAGTCAGGGTTAACTAACTTAGACAATTCTTTTGTTGTGATATAACCTCGGTCTGGTTTTTGTGCTAATTTTTTTTGATACACATAACTGTCAAACACGTCTTGTCTTTGACTTGTACTTAATTCTGTAAATTCTTTATTAAAATATCTTGGTTTATTTGGATTGTTTTTATAAAATTCGTTATAAAAATCATTTTGATCTTTTCCTTTTAAAACAAAAACCTCTCTGATAGATTTTCTTCCTAACTTATCTGTTATTTCTCTTTTCTCAATTGTCTTACCAAATTTTTTTAATTCTTTTTTTGAAAAGTCAGATTTATACCCAGGTCTTGATCCATCAGCAGTTGGTTTAACTAACATACCACCACCGGCCATGTCTTTACGACCTATCTGATCAGGTCTTGGATTGTCTTTCATAAATCTGTTGAACATATTTTTTTGTTCAACAAAAGCTGGTAGGTCTGGTTGTTTAATATCTTTCGTTCCTAGCTTTAAATATTTTTTAAGTATAGAGTTTTGACTCGTTAGTTGTTTATATACCTGACTTAGTTTGTATGGGTTCATTATTCCCCTAACATTCTAGCGATACCGCCACCTGCTTTTTTAATTGATGGTGCATCACCTTTTGCTTCTTCTATAATTTCTTTTTGCACTACTACATCTAATTCAGTAGCATCTGCTGGTGTGCCATCTGAATCAAATTCTACTTTGTATTCTTCATACTCATCAGCTGGTGTCCCTTTTGTAGTTTCATCACCCCGACCTTTTTTATATTCTAATACAGTTCTATCTTCTATAGTGTCAAAAGATTTGTCACCGTAAGTTCCAACTCCAGTTTTATC